CCGGGGAGCAGCTCTTTCAGTAGTTGTGCGCGTGAAATAGCCATTTATATGCTCCTTAAATGCCGGTGGCGTTGTAGTACGAGTGGTAGCCGAAGTTGAACTTAACAATAAATTCAACAAAGTTACCAGACGCGTTAGCGGTGTCCGGAACGGTGTCAACAACACGCATTGGGAGCGAAGTGGTGACGTTGTTCAGGAAGATAGCAACCTTCGAGTTGCCAGTAGTTGTCGAACCGGTGTTGAGCACCAGTTGGGCATTAAGACCGACAGCAGCCTGACCAACAAATGCTGGCAGAAGACCAGAAGAAGTGTTGTCAGCGGTAGCACCGGCGACGTTAACGACCTTGTACAGCTGGTCAGGATCGTCAGCAATATAGGCTCTCGCGTCAGTCACACCCGAAGCAAAGCCGGGCCAATACTGCGCAAAAGTCAGTTGCTTAGTCACTGGGTTGGTGTAAGTGCAGCCGAGGAATACGCCAACAACGCCTGCAAGAGGAGAAGTTTCGGTATCCAGTGCGGAAACGGCAACAACGCCATCAGCCGTCAGAGCAACTACGCCACCATTAAAAATAGGGGTGTTGTAGTTGATCGAAGCGGTTGTGATAGGAAGCTGACGAGTTGCACCGGCGAACACCTGACCACCGATCAAATTGATCGGCTTTAGCCCGTAAGGGGCGTCAATCGTAGGATAAGCCATGAGTAAACTCCAAAAAAGTTATTAACCTTTACCAAACGATGTCGAGGATTTCTTCTCCGAAAAGAGAGGCATCCGCGAATCGCTTTCCCGCATGAAGCTGTTGTCGATTGCAGTCGTTTGCGCTTGGGTTTGGTTCGCGTAATAATCATTACGCTGTTCTACAAACTCTTGCGGCGTCTTGCAAAGCACCAGCCCACCGATCTCGATATTGTCCTTAAAGCGACTATTCGGATCAATTAGCAGTTGAAACTTTGGTTGCTCAGACACTTTCACAGGCTCCCAACCCTCACGCAACTTCGCTGAGAGGTTACGGGGATCGGCCTTGTCCATAGTCGAGACACGAATCCACCTGTACGCAAAACCGGGCTGCTTATCTGGTTCTGGCAGTAGCTCAGCAGGTGCCCACTGCTTAGGGCGTTCCTGTTGTGTACGGGCTTCAAGTTCACGAGTTAGTCGATTTTCAGCCATTATCTGTTCTCCAATTTGAGGACTTCGCGGGCATATTGCTCCGGGGTCAGTTTAAATTTCTTAGCCAGCGCAGCTTGTGTCGCTGTCAACTTAACCTGCTTCGGAGCCGTGCTCCGCTTAGCTGAAGCTACGACTGTACTCGGTCTACTTTTTTGAGCTTTTGGTGGCTCGGAGTCCCCACTATCGGGGAATGCTTCTGGGAATCGCTTGCGGATCGTTTTGTCGATGCGCTCGTAGTAATCGTCAGTACCAATATATTCAGGGCCGTACTCACGATACAACTTCTTATGCAACCCCATTGCAGCGTCGGTCATCTCCTCGTCCTTCTGGAACCAATTCGAGTTGCGACGTTGCCAATCTGTAAACTTTGGATCAGGAGCCTGAGTTCTGTTGTCAGGTTGTGATCTTTGCGGGAGTTGTACCTCAGTTTCTTCCTCTTGTAAAGTGGGCTTAAAGTTTTTTGTACGATCCAACTTTAAGGACGCATCCATCAGGGCCTGCTGTGCATCAACTAACTTCTCAGCGTCACCTGAGTCGTAGGCTTCCCGATAGTTGCGCTTCGCCACTTCCACTTCGGTTTCAGCCGCCGCTTTGACCGTTGCGATGTACTCTTGCTCACCAGAAGACAAGGTAGCTTTAAGCCGCTTGTTCTCCTCAAGGATGGACTGGGCGATCCGTAGAGCTTCTTCTTGCTCACGGAAAGCTTTCTCCTTCTCCCTACGCTCGTCATGCCAAGCTTTTTTATACTGCTTAAACTTGACAATTACGTCGTCAGGGTACTCGCCACCTTCTTCTGGGGCTTCCAGTGAATTAACTATATCTTTGGGGAGGGGTTCCTTACCACGGTCTTCTTCCGGGGTATCGTCCTCGATCTCGACGGTAAACTCCTCATCTTCGTCCTCTTGGGCTGAAGCTTTGGTCTCGTCTAACTCATCGGGGAACTTAAACTCGTCTTTCTCAAATTGCGGCATGTGTCCTCCTTATGCTCGTGAAATACCGCGTGGGTCATCCACAACACCCTCGATTGAGTCATCGTTGATCAGGCGAAACTCCCGACCATGAATCTTCAAACGGGTGCCGCTGTTCGGGCGTGCAAGGACAAAGTCGCCCTCTTTACACCACGGCCCACTAGGGAATCGGCTTGCGTCTTTGTAGCAATCTGGCCCCATCTTCACGACAAAAAAGACCGTGCTAAGGACTTCCTCATAGTGCATGGTTGAGTCTGCCTTAATGATCCCGCTATCGTATTTAGCTTCGATCTCAGGGATTGCTACCAAAATGTGGTAGCCAGAAGGTTGTGGCAGTTGCGTTGCCTTCTCTTCTTGTGTTTCCGGCAGTGTAGATACTTCACCGCTTTCTGTAGCGATGGCGAGTTCAGTCATCAAAGTGCTCCATGTGTTTTGCGAGGTCTATAAGGTAAGACTCTATGGCGGTGAGACCTCGAATTTCACCGCACATAAATTGGTACTCATCAAAGGTCTTAGCCGATCTGTTGGCTAACGCGTCGGAAAGTTGTGCCCGACGCTCCCTTAGTTCTTTAACCGCCGCTTCTATAGCGTTCATTTTTTACCTTTTTGTGGTGGTCTATTCTGCTGATTCATACGCTGCTGTTGCAAAGTCACTGCTGCACGGAAGCCTTCACTCTCCTGCGTACGGTCTAACTTCATGCGGTCAGTCTGTGTTTTAACCGCCATATTTGCACCAGCAATTTCCTTCTGGGCGTCAATCCGCTCACGCTCAATCTGCAACTGCTGTTCACGTGCCATAGCATCAGCCTGATCTTTAGCGATCTTGCGCTGAACTTCTGCCTGCTTGATTTGCAACTCTTGCATCTGCATCTGGATGATTGGGTCTTGCATCTGCTGCTGAGCCTGTTGTTGCTGAGCTTCCTGCATATGCTGTTGTACAAGCTGTTGTGATGCTTGGGCTGCGGCTTGAGAAATTTGAACTTCCATCTCTTTCGGAATCTCAGCCTCGTTATCTTCTTCGTAGTTCGGAAGAGTAATGCCCATCGCTGCTTCCATCTGCTTGCGGTACTCGTAGCCGACGTGCTCATTAATGTGCGCCATCATCGCCGCTTGCATAGTCTGCGCTTGTGGGTTCTGCGACAGAATCTCCTGCACTTTCGGGTCTTGCATAGCACCCATGTGAACAGCGATATGCGCCTGATGATCCTGATACAGGAACGCTTTGACAGGTTTACCCATCAATACGTTCTGGTTCTCAGTCACAGGGTCGCGTGGGCGCGTGTCGTCTTCGGTCGGAATTAACTTGTTTGCGTTCTTCACGCCCAACACTTCCACCATCTGACGGTGCAACATCGGCATGTCGTACAACTGGGGTGCGCTTTGTGCAAGCTGGAACACTGCCTGATACTGCACAACCTTCTGCGACATCGTCGCCGCATTCGGGTCACTTACAGGAATCACGTCTACTTGGTCGTAGTCGCTCTGCTTCGCACGACGCGAACCATCTACTGGCTCATAGTTGTACTCATCAGGTGTGAAGTCACGAATAATCTCTTTAAGGAGCCTGAACTCTTCGTGCATCGCGTAGTGAATACGCGCTTGAACCGCTGACATGATCTTCAGGGTTCTTTCTAAAATAGCCAGCGTCGTCCCAACGGGGGATTGGGCAGACATGTCGCTGACCTTGAGATCAGCTGCGCTGGCAAACCTACGGCCTTCTTCGATGATCTGGTTCATCAATCCAGACAAAACTTGCGAAGGCTCTTTGTACGGCAGTGGCAAGATGTTGTCACGGATAGAACCTGACGATACATCTACATCCCTAAATTCACCCGGAGAGATCGGTGTGTCGTCGCCTTTAACACGCATACCCCGTGTTTTCAAGCCACCCGGCAGGTTAGAGAGCGTACCTGCGTCTACGAGTTGTCTAAGGATTGAGGTGCCTGACTTCGCATATGCCCCGATCAAGTGGATCAAACCAAAGCAATAGAAGCCAAAGCCGGGGATGTAGCCGTAGTGAACGAAGTGAGTACGCTTGTGCTGAAGCTTGTCCTCGGGTCTCCAGTTGCGGCGGATTGAGAGGATTGTCTGCGTGCTCTTCTCTATAGTTACAATGTATGGCAGCGCAATGCCTGTCGGCTCACCCTCGTCATCTACGTCCTCGTAGCCCGGCAAGTCCAAGTCAACCTGCATCTCAAGGAGCTTGTAGCGGTCATCAGTTGTCGCTCTAAAGCCCAGCTTCTCTGCAATCTTCTTCTCGACTTCTTCAATGGTATTAACTGGGTCGCCCAAGTCAACGTCAAGATAAAAGCCTGACACTTGCAGCTTACGTAGCTCGTTCGGAGTCTTACGCATCACGTGGGTTACACGCTCCGACGTTCTAAGTGATGACGCGCCGTACGGCACAACTACGTCTTCAGCAGGAACGTAGATCGATGTCTGCCGTCCGAGGGACGGGTCGTAGTACACCTTCTTAAACGCATTACCAGACAGACCCAAGCCCCACAACATACGCTCGTGTTCAGGGCGGTATTCAGGCATTTCTTCTGTCAGACGATAGTTCATATCGTCTTTGACGCGTTCAGCCGCGTCTTTCTTTTCAGTAGTCTCTTTACCGATAATTTTCGTCTTAACCGGCCCAGAAGCCGGGAAAGTTTCCATGATCGTTTCCGACTGGAACTTGACGAGTGTTTCTGTGAGAAGAGGGTGTGTAACTCCGCAAGCACCTGCCCAAGGTTCTGTCCGTTCTTCAAGTTTCATCCCCAGAAGGTCGAGACCGTCAACGTACGTCTGCACCCAGTCCTTGCGGCTGGATACATCCTCCTCGTAGTCGCCAATCAACTCACTGGCAAGAAGCGACAGCTCACTGTCTGATATGAACTCAGCTAAGTTCGCCTCAAAGTCCTCGTCATCCATCTCACGAGGCTCGATCTCAATCTCCAACCCTTCCGTGCGCAGGCGCACAGCTTCTGGGTCTTCAATCTCAATCTCCAAGTCAGGCTCCATCTCTGCCTGATCCAAGCCCAACGGGGCCGCGTATAAACCCTTCTCGATACTCATGATCTATCCTTAATAGTAAGCGCGGTTGCGCTTCGACTTGAACAGCTGAATTTCTTCAGGTTCGTCGTTATGTAGTCTAATGAACCCACCTTGCCGGAAACGTAGTAGAGCCAGCGTGGTCGAGTCCACCAAGTCATCATTAATGCCAGACGGGAAGTCGTTGCACTCTTCTATGACCTCCATCGCCCAACGTCTGTGTGGTGCCCACACAATACCGCTATGAAACAGTGAAGAGACAGCGTTTACGCGAGAAATCTTGTCTTGTCCTTTGCCCGGTGTGAACTCTTGTACTGGCACACCCATACGCCGCATCTCTTGGTACAACACGGAGCCAGAAGACTTCTTTTCAACAATAAACGAGTCTGGCTCCCATTCCCGATACTCTTCCAACACCAACTCTTTTAGATCGGGGTACTCCATACGCCTCTTGATTGAGTTCAAGAGAATGATGTTGTAGTTATTGACTTCCTCGTTGTAGAACACGCCCCACGTTGTTAAGGCGTTGAAGTCAGACCGGTTGTTTGCTTCTTGTGCCGCATCAAGCGACATGATTGTGAACTCGCACTGCGGTGGGTCATCTTCTTCCCACATATTCCACCACTCACGTTTGATTAACGCGCCCTCTTCCGAGGTCGGTTGCTGCATGTACTGTGCATTCCAGTATCGAATATCCAGCGATGCCTTTTTCGCCAGCAGCTCTTCAATCGGCCAGAATTCGGGCCAGAGAGGTTCGTCGTTCTCGTCGATTGCCGGGAACTCCACAACTTCCCAGCGATCCACATCCTCGCTGCGCTCCATCTGCGTGACAATTTGTCCAGTAAGATCAAGTTTGCTCCATCTGGTCATCACTACGATAATTGCACCACCCGGCATAAGACGCTGGATTGGCCCTGACTGGAACCACTCCCACGCGGGTAGAAACACCTCTGGTCGTCCCAGTTTGGCTTCCTGTTCAGAATGGGGGTCGTCAATAATAAATAGATCAGCACCCCGCCCAGCCAGAGCACCACCCACCCCAATGGCGAAATACTCTCCTCCGAAGTTCGTTCCCCATCTTGACGCACTCTTTGAGTCCGCCTGTAGTTCAATCTGCGGAAAAACGTCATGGTATGGCTCCGATCCAACGAGATTTCGCACCCTACGACCGAATTGGACAGCCAAATCAGCCGTGTGAGAGGCCATAATGACCTTCTTTTGGGGGTATTTACCCAAAAACCATGCGGGAGCGAGGTAAGAAATGAGTTCAGACTTGCCGTGACGGGGTGCAATGTTCACAATCACCCGTTTTTTCTTGCCTGCGGCAATATCTTCGAAGATTTTCGCTAATTTATAGTGGTGCGGCCCCACTTTGTAGCCCGGATAGACGTGTTTTACGAAGTCAAGGAACGATTCCTTGCTGATTTCTCTTGTGACCTCCTCCCGGTATTTCCGGAGGAGTTCAGCCGTGCGCCTTTTCTGCTTCTCAGGCATCGTCGGCAGTGCCGCACGCAGCTTATTTAGCTCTGCTGCTGATAATTTAAGCGTCTCCAAGCCCACTTGACGCCTCCCTTACCTCAACATCGATGACCTGATCTTCCAGCATGTTCAGAGTTTCGATCAACTCGCGCTCGACTTCCTCAATACTCTGTATCTTGACCGTCATTTCGCTGCGTTTCTTGAACGCATCGACCCCGTCAATCTCGCCTAGCTTAGATAAAGCAGCGATTCTGGCCTTGGCGTCCTTGGCATTCTCTACCTCGGATACAAGCTTGTTGACGACGTACAGTTTCAGGTCAGACAACTCCTCCACGATCATGCAGTTGCTCTGCGCAACCATGCCTGCAAGGTAGGCCATCACTTCATTAGGGTACTTAGCGAACTCCGGGCGGTGCGCCGGGTTCTGCATCATCTGCTTGGCTACTTCCCGTGCAGTGTCTATGTGCTCTGGGGTCGGCTCGATTGGAGTGTTATTTAGATCAGCGACTAACTTAATAGTGCGGGCACGCATCTCCAGCTCTTCGTGAGGCGAAAGAGGGGGCATGGCTTCAAAAGCGGAGGCTGGCAGAGGAATATCTTCCTCCACATTAGGGACGATCACATTCATTTGGTTTTTGTGGCCTATGTGATTATTTGCCGAATATAGCAGGAATTATAGGATTGTAAAGCCGAGGAGGTTGGGACTCCTACCGGGGGGTGTTTCTGGGGATAAGACGCTGCCTATAATATAAAAATTAGTGATGGGGGTGGGGTAGAAAAGTAATAGGGGAGGGGTAACTTTCGATTCGAATCCCACTTTCGGATTTTATGGTGGATTGGATTTTAGAAAATAGTGGTGTCGTTGGTGTAAGTCTTGGTGTATGGGGGGCGGATGGAACCAACTGCGCGTTTAGGGGGGTGGGGGTGCCGGGGGGTACCGGCGAAAACTTTACATATGGGGATGGTATCAGGTATAACTTAATCATACGATGCTAATCGGTATCGTACAACCTGATCCGAAAGGTAGATATGAAGATCACCAAAGCAAACTTGAACAAGCATCCCATCAAGACCTTGTGGTATCGACTCACTGCATATGTGGTTGTGATGCAGTGGGAAGGCGGCGAGTCAGTACGATTCGCCAAGACATATGAGGACGCGCTGGACTGGGCTCGCTGCTACCCACCTGACGCAACCATCCTCATCGGTAAGCGCGGACGCTTGATCGGCTCACGCTTCTAACTAACGGGGGCTTCGGCCCCCTCTTATTGAAAGGTAACGCCATGTACGAAAACAACCCACTTCGCAAGTCTGACCTGTTTGTCACCCCCAAATCGTTTTCAGATTTGCTAGAACAAGCAGACCAATGCAGCCACCCGTACCATGTTGTGATGTTGGCAATGAACTACTGCCACGCACAAGTAGAACGGGAAATTACCGCAACTCGCTGCGTTAACGGCGATCCAAACTGCACCATCTGCGTGTAACCATCGGGGGCTTCGGCCCCCTCTTATCGAAAGGGAAACATCATGGAACACTTTGTCTCTGTTGTAGAACCTGATGGCATCAAGCGTGATTACTACTGCGGGAAGTATGAACACGCAGTATCACTGTTTCACAAACTAACCCAACACTATCTGTATGTGGAACTGTCGAGGGGCAATGAAGTAATCCACTCGTACGACAACCGATACATCGACTAACCCCGAGAGAGCTTCGGCTCTCTCTTTTGATACCAGTTATCTGTCGTCGCGCGCAGTCGGGCGCGGGCGGGCAAGCGCGTCAATTAACGGTTCAGGTCAGGCTGAAAGCTTGATTAATGAGCTACACATCAGGTATAACATAATTACGCGAGGACGTTATCGCGTATCCGTAGTTTAACTTTTTAGAAAGGTTAGCTATCATGGCTAAGAAAACCACCGTAGCAGCAGCAGTAGAGTCTACCTTTTCAACCCCAGTCGAATACAAGTCCTATCGTGACTTCGGCTATTCAGTAGCAGGTAAGTCCGATGCAGTACGGGCCGATGGTGCGTGGGCTTTGGATAACATCAAGGGCTTTCCTGATGATATCGAATCTGAACCTAAGTCTGAGTTATACGAGGGCTTCCGTCAGCGTTACTCTGAGCAACATCCCGAGGTGGAGTACGCAGTGATTGACGGCAATTACTTGCCGGTTGATCAATTGCCGCCTGACGCTAAGATTCTCGAACGCCTGAACATCGGCGTTATCCATGCGTTCAGCTACACCCAGCAGGCTTTCGGGGCGCTGAAGGAAATAGACCTTCAGAAGTACGAATTGCTGAAGGGTATTCGCACTAAGGTTAACAAGTATTGCTTCAACTGCTTATCTGACCTGAAAGCAGCAGCGCGTAAGGTTCAGAAGCAGCGCAACCCTGAGTCAAGTACTCGTGCGGCGACTGACGCCTTCAACGTAGCAGCAGCAAAGATGCTGTCAAAAATGAAAGAACGCGTTAAGTCCGCAGCAGCCCGTGGCGACGTGTCCGCTGACGCGAAAGCCCTTGACGCAGCAATTATTGCGTTCAAGGTCAAGTATGAAACTGCTACAGGCCATGCCGTAACAGAGTAACAACCCAGCCCGACCGAAAGGTCGGGCTTTTTTTCGCCCCGAGCTTTTGAAACCAGTTATCTGTCCTCGCGCGCGGGCGGGCGCAAACGCTAAATAGCGTGTCACCTTCCCCTGAAACCTTGATTTATCGGCGTGCTATCAGGTATAACTATTCTACCGGATGACATTTTGTGTACCGGATTTTCATGGAAGGGAAGCCAAATGGCTACCAAAAAGTTTGCACACACTGTTCTGTTCAAATCAATCAAAGACATGACATACAACCATGCCGTGATTGATGATTCTCTCAAGACACACGCGCAGTATGCTATTGATAACTTCCAGAATTTCCCTGAGGAAATTACCGCTGAGGAAAAATCGGAAGCATATGAGGGCTACATGATGCGGTATAACGAACTTCACCCAAAGGTGAAATATGCTCGCATCGATGGTAATTGGCTACCATTGGAGAGTTTATCTAAAGACGCCAAGCCTCAGGAGGTAGTCGAATGGAATGGAGCCTTTGCCTTGCTTGGATTCTCTCAGCAAGCCTTTGGCGCATTGAAAAATGAGGATTTGGCAAAGCACACTGTGCTCAAGCCTTTGCGAGACGCTGCAAGCAAGTATGCTTCTGGCAAAGTAAAAGCTCTGCAAAGCAAGGCTAAAGAAATTCTCAGAGAACAATCGGGTGAGACTAAAACACGCGAAGCCACCAAAGCCTTCGATGAGGTAGTCAAGGCCACACATGATGGCCTGAAGGATAGATGCAAAAATGCTAAGGCAAGGGGTGATGCCTCAGCGGATGAAGATAAGTACCGCCGAGCTGTCGAAGCCTTCAACGCAGTCTGGTTGAAGTAACCATTAGGGGAAGCCGAAAGGCTTCCCCTTTTTTTGGCCTCGCGAATCGAAACCAGTTCTTTGTCCTCGCGCGCGAACGCAAGCGCGTTAAATAGCGTTTCAGGGGTACCTGAATTGAGTTGCATCATTTACCGTTTGCTTAAATGACGCGCTGCCTGTGGATAACTAACTAAACACGTTCTGGCAACTATGTTATCTGTTCTGTAACGGAACAGATTTTTGTTTTTAAAATCAATGGTTTACGAGCGCGTTCTGGCGTTCCGGCTTTTTTGAAGGGTATGGGCAGAAAATGCGAAAAACGCAGATCGATCAAGTCTTGGGGCAAGTGCAAAAACACTCCGCATTTCCATACCCTCTATTTTCACCGGAACGGAACAATACACTATATATAGTATTATTTATTAAAATTATTTAAGAAAAAGCTAGGGTTTACACGGCTTTCCAGCCGTTTATTATCGTTCTGGCAAGCCCAAAAAAGCCAGAACACGAAGCATAAAAACGGCTGGAATCCACTACATATAGTAGCAAAACCCTAGTTATCGTTCTGGCTACCGTCTTCCAGCCGGAACACGCGCACCCCTTCTGGCGAAGACTCACATACGAAACGGCGGGGCGGGTTGAAAGGTATCTCACTCACCCTTGCCCTTACCGTCACCTGCTTGAAGTAACTGATCGGCACAAAAACCGAATCACCCGCCTCAAGTTTGGACACAGCATCTATTAATTCAAACCGCTTCATTGACCGCTGACCGCTTCTGTTATCCCCGCGCATTGGAACATTCTTCTCTATGACTAACATAACATCCTCCTTGGAACAACGCCCCAACCATTTGGAACGCTTATAGAATCATAGAACGCTGGAATAAAAAAGTCAAACATCTCTCTTGACTTATATGTCAAATAATGGTATAATTATAGTGTCAAGGGGCAATGTATCAAGCAAACCTTCGACAGCAAGACTTTTATATAACGATTCAGGGATACCTGAAATAGCAAACGAAAGGGCAACATCATGGGACGAGTAAAACAGCAACTGATCGAGGCGCAAGAGCAATGGTTCGAGGACATGCCTGACCTGATGGGTCAAGCGTTGGCTGATGCGGAAAGAGAGTTTCTGGCGATGCAAGACCTTGATCGTATTCAGGAGGCAACCGACTTACCGCTGTGGATTCAACTGGAACTAGACCTGTGGGAGGGACAACATGGCATCAACGAGCAAACTTATTGGGACGTGGCAGGGCGGGGGTCATGTGCGTAAGGATGCCGAGGTGGTCATTGCCTTGTATGCCAATGCGCTAAGAGTGTCCAAGCAATCTGCCCACTATGAAGACCAATACCATCAGCAAATGGCTTCTTACGCGATACTGAAGGAGTGGGTACGCCAGCACTTGAGAGAAAAGCCTGAGATGGAGAGGTTCATGGACGGCATAACGACTATCGACGGTCGGGGTTATCTGTTTGAGTTGTACAACGTGGACTGGGGTAACGAGACCAACCCGTTCTACTTACTGATTCAGCGCACCCTGAAAGAGATGGCAGAGACCTTCAACTGCGAGGCGCACAACACAGCGTCGTCCTATGCGCTGGAATACTCTTGGGTCAAGGGTAACGGCATGG